TGGCGATCCAGAAGGATCATCATTTGTTGACCTTACATAGACAGCAGCATTACAAGCAGTAGCTTCTGTTAAACCACCAACAGCATCAATATAACCCCAAGTATCAATTAAATCTGTTCTCGAATCCCATAAACTATTCAAGATAAAATTACTTGCTTTTAAAGTTTTTCTTAAATTAACATCGTAAGGTTGAGTCAAATCAACAGAGTTGGCAAAAATATATTCTCCTGTTGTTGCAGTTGCATTATTGGTTACTGTTAGTTTTAAAGCATCTAAAGCAGCATCATAAACAGTATTACTTTTAGAACCTGTGAAGTTTGCTGTATGTTCATCAACTGTTGACACTACCAATCTTTCAGAAGGTGCAGGTAAGTTAGTTGTGACTCTTGTATTGTTCCAGTCCGAGTCATTAGAACCAGGTGCAGGGGATTGCCTTCCACCATCATCTTCAAATTTGATTAGATAAGTTCCTTCTAATAATGGGACAATTTTTTGAGTCTGGTTTCCAGCAGCAGCTACAACAATTTCTTGTGCATCTTTCCATTGAGCAGCAGAAGATAAAGAAGAATGTCTTATTAAAGTTTTGCCTCCTAATAACACGTCAAGCTCTGTGGCACGATTCCAACTTAATATGGCACTTGATTCATCTATAGGAAGCAAAGTTACACCACTAACATTAGAAGGTAATGCGGTTTTACCAGCAGCTACAAATGGAGTTAAAGAGTTAGGTAATGTTGATCTTAAACCAGAAGCACTAACGCTATAAACTTCAATCGTATAGTTACCTGCAATCGTATCTAATATCTCATAACTTTTAGCACCCTCTACAGTAATAGAGGTATAGTTACCTTGCTCAAATCTCCATCTAACATAAACATTATCAGTAGAAGTAGTCCAACTAACTATAATTTTTACTCTTGCAATTCCAGTATCTTCATAAATAACCTCTTCTCCTGTTACTCCTGTTGGGGGACTTGGAGGTATATCTAAATTCGTAATATCTCTTGTTGGTAAAGTGATGCCACTTTCAATATGATTATATTTACCAGCATTGTATTCGCTTGCTGTAATTGTATAGAAAGCTCTATCTTTTTCTTCTATTGATAGAACTCTCCAAGTTGATGTAAGGATATCTGTTGTTTGATAAATCCAGACACTATTAGCTTGAGGTGCAGAAGTAAAAGCTGTTGAAACTGATATAACACTTCCTGATATACCACTAACAGTTTTGTTTTCTACTGAACCATCAGGCAAAATTGCAGATACAGTAGAACCTATTTGAAAAACAAGATTTGTATTGTCATCTACAGTTATAGCTGTAGTTGTTGCACTAGCAATACGACCACCTCTACGTTCCCCAGACCTAACAGGATCAGCAACTTCTATGATTTGTCCTGGTCTTACAAGAACTCCAGCATCTATACCACAACTAAATGTAATGACTTCTCTCTCTACATTACTCATGTAGAGCATCCATTTTGCCAAACGAGAAGCCTGCCCCCTTGATGTGCAAGCGAAACTATCTATATTTTTAACAATTGATCCATACCTAGCTTGGTTTGCAGTATCAATTTGCTCAACATAATTTACATCTCTAAGTTCTAAATCTAAATATTTAGCAATAACAACTGTTGGTCTTGCCTTTTGACTTGTATTTGAATAGCTAAAACCAGGTTCTAAGACATTTGCGAGTGTAAATAAATAACTTGAATCCTTTGGTGAGTCTTGTGTAATTGTTAAAGCACCAGCACTCCAAAAGGGCATTGATCTAAACACACTACACATCTGATTTATTACGTTATACGCTTCCTGTTGATTTTGAATTGAGACATTGCAAGTAAATCTAGGTTCTGTATTACCTGTACCTGTTCCATCATCTATAAGTTGTGAGGAGTAAAGAGATGCCTGATAAAAACTAAATTTATCTAAACTTGATTCTTGCAAATGAGATCCCAATCCGTACCTGTCAGAAGTTAAAAGATCGTATAAACACCATGCTGGATCATTCGTGAATTGAGCAGCACCAAGCGTCCCATTAAAAACTCCTGTATAGGTTAAACTTCCATCTGCCCTTACTGTTGCATTATGAGGAACTTTTACTTTAATTCCTTTTACTAAATATTTTCTAGTTGGAATAGAACTAAATTGTTCAGCATCAACTTTCAATCCAACAAGTGCTGTGTTTGGATATGTTCTTTGATCATATTTAATTTCTACATAGTTATTAAATTGAAACGCATTAACTAATTTACTTGAGCTACTATCTGGTGTGATTCGTGTGACTTTTATATTTACAGGAAAAGCACCATCTAAATTTATTAAATAGTCACGCAAATAAGTATCAGGAGTTCTACCTGTAATTTTCCCTGCGTTACCAAAAACCACATTAGTATATGAACCTCCAGAATATTGAACAGCTATCTCAAGCTGTACTTCAGTACCAAAAATATCACCCTTATCACTAAATTTCTGAAGCTGTGGAACTGTTATCTGTACTGAAACGGCATCAACTGTAGAATCCGTAACCTGTATTACTTTAGGGCTAGCCTGCGGAACTGTAGAAAATCCTGTTGCTTTAGTGGTTGCAACATCTCTAGTTATAGGAATTGTTGTCTGATTAGATGTTCCAGTTCTAGTTTCAAATGTTACATCTTTAAAATTGAACGTACCATCATCAGCTTGTAATGGTGTGTTGTTTAAAAATATAGATTTAGCACCATTTTCAAGTCCTTCTATTTCACCTTCTCCTATAAGATCTAAAACTCTAGCAAAACTTTTAGAATCTAAATTGTCTTTATCTTCGGTAGGCGTACCACCACCGCCTCCACCACCTTTTCCTTCACCACCAGAACCAATAATCTTCATACTTCTACCTGCTCATTTGTAATATTTGCAGAAACCACGACAGATCCAGTCATGGTACGTCCGTATATCACAGGAACGGCAACCCCAGCCTTCGAGGTATTTTGGATGCCACTAAAATTAAATGATCTTCTAGGATCTTGGTTATCTTCTGGAATAGTTTCCACAGGTGTAAGCATTTGACTTATACCATTCAAAACAAGAGAAGCACCAATTACGGATGTTATAGTTCCTACCTTTGTTAGAAAAGCCCCAACTCCAGCAGTTTGAGCAGCAACACCACTATAACTGTAATAACTAAACAGCCCCCCACCAGGAAACATAAAACTAGCTCCTATTAAAGCAGCACCCATAAGTATTCTTCCTGTGTTACCTCCAGCACCTCCGACCACAGGAACTATTTTTATATCGTTAAATCCGCTTGGATAATGTAATTCTTTCTCCACAAGTTCCCAATCATCCAAAATTACTTTGTAATGTCTATCAGACATATGTTTTTCTAATTGTGGAAAATTTACCACTAAAAATCTTATTGCCTGTGCAGCATTATTAACTTCAGCTTCTAGATTTTTCTCTCCTAGAAACTTTGCGAGTTCTCCGTATAGCTTAATTTTACGCAGCATAACGAATCCTTTTACCTGTACATTTTAGCAGCCATTCATCTAATAGATCACGACTTGATAATCTATTTTGCAAATGATGTAAAACTGTTTGCTGTCCTAAGTAAACACCAATATGATTTAATCCGCTACTACTTATTGACATTAATAATAAATCTCCTACTTCTAAATCTTCTTCCTCTGTCAGTTCTCTAAATCCTGTCTTAGCAAAACAATCTGCAAACATTGGGTTTTTTATAAAATCTTCTGGATCATTAGGTCTAATCCAATCTATTAATTGTATTCCTAATTCTTCCTTGTACCAATCTCGACATAAGCTCCAACAATCAGTAACACCCCATACCCATTTCCTTCCAATTAAAGGTGCTTTATATCCACAAGGTTCACAAAAACCCCATTTTTTAAGATTAGGCTGAATTATCCACCATTTTAAATTTGATTTTTCGCAAGCAACTTTATCAGCTTCACTAGGATTTGGACTTGTTACAGGATGACTATGAACAACCGCTATTACTTCTCCTTGGTCTTCGGCTTTAATCCAATCTTCTGGTGATAATATAAATTGATTTTTTGGGTGTGTAGCTAAATTTTTACAAGGAAAATATATCTCTTTCCCTTTTTTTACAATCAGCAGACCACAAGATTCGTTTGGATCTGCTTCTATTGCGTGTTCTAACGCATCATCTTTCCACATCAGAAAAACGTCCCAATACCAGGAAAGTCATCAGGTAACACTTGACGTTTTGGTAATCGAACTCCATGAACATCTGAACTTGCTGCTAGTTCAAATTCAACTTCTACTCTGTTTTCTGATGATTTGCGATCTATTAAAAAAATCTGTGTATCAAAAGTTGCTGTTGGATCAGGTGTTCCATGAGGATTGTTTCCTGACTCTTCATTTATTAAACTATCATTTTCTTGAATAATATTACTTCCAGTTTCTAATAAAATCTGACCGCCAAGAAAGTTAACGTGGTCTATATACCTTTCTAACGTTCTAATCCTAGTAACCTTTGCACCTTCTAAACCTTGAGGAAGAGTCAGTAATATTGTTGTTATTGTTCCTAAGATATTAGATATTTTTAAAGTAGGTCTTGGAGTTTGCTTGCCATTATATTCAAAACCATCAGCTTCTATCGGCATTCGAGTGTATTGAATATTGTTAAATACTAAATTTGCATTATTGTTTTCGTTTGTTCCATTATGAAAGTAATAAGTTTGAGAAACACCGTGCATTGTAGTGTTTAATTCAAGTTGAAAAAGCTCAACAATATTACTTGGATTTGACTTTTGTAATTCAGCTACAGGTATTGCCATTAGGGTTCAAATACTTCTCTAAAAGTAACTGTAATTGTTGCAAGATTTGGAAAAGGTATGGTTTTTTGTCTATTTAAAGCACGATACTTAGAAGTTGATGCTTCATCAGGTGCTTGCCAGTTAAAATAGTCTCCATCTGAGATACGAGCGTTTAGAAAGGTTTCTATGGTATCAGATTGTGCCTCTGTGATATTTTCAAATTTAAGATTATAAACCTTTGGATTTATATTTAATCCAAATTTTATAACTTGCTCATAGCCATCTTGAAATCTTGCGGCTGTAACAAACGGCTCTATTTTTTTAGTTAAACCAAAAACAGGTTCTATTGATGGAAATGTCTCAGCCATTAACTTAATAATCCTCCTGGTCTTTTTTGTTTTATAAGTTCTGCTTGTACAACAGCACCTAACATTCTTCCAAGTTCTGCTGATTGCTGTTCTTGGCCTTCAACAGAACTACCAGAAGCATCTACATTCACAACTATATTACCAACTCCTCCTCCATTTGCTATAACCCCAAGTTTGCCATCTTTACCACGCTTCAACGGCATGACACTTTCTGGCCCAGCTTCTCCCATAAGCCCCATACCATTTGCCATTGGAAATAAAGTTGGTTTGTTTACAATCCCTCCCATTGCATAAGGAACAATTTTGTTTTTAGCAAAGGCATTACCCATAGCATTTGGAACGACTTCTCCTCCACTTATTACATTTCCATCAGCATTACCTGTAAGACCTAATGCATCTGTTATTGGATTTGCAATGAATTTCATAAATGCTGCTTTTATAATGATTCGATTTAATTCTTGTATTGCAGATCTTGCTAAATCAGCAAAACCCATTTTCCCTGTAGTAAAGAAATCTGCAAATGCATTAGCCAATTTATTAACTGAGTCAACAGCAAGTTTTTCTATATTATTTTGCAAATCACTACCTGCATCTATAACCTTTTTCATTTCCTCTTTAAACTTAAAGGTGTCATTTCTAGCTTCTTTAAGTTTTGCTTTTACATCATCAAGTGATAAATTAAACTTCTTTGCTAACTCAGGAAGAGCTTCCATCGCTTTTTTAGCATCTAATTCAATCTGTAAATTTTCAAATTGTTGTTTATTTATTAAGCCTAGCTCTAATCTAAATTTTTCTGCTGCTTCTGCCTTATCTTTACCACTTGTAAATAAAGGGAATTTTCCAGCTTCAAAATCCCCTAATATTTCTTTATTTAACCGATCCTTATATATTCTTTGCCCCATTTGTTGAATTGTTTCACCTTGATCATTAGTACGTTTATCACCAAGTCTAAAAGGACTATCAAATCCAGTTCCACCTAACTGCTCATTAAAATTACCAGAAAATGCTTTTCCTACCTCTTCATTGGCAAATGCTCTAGCTGCCGATTCATTTCTTAGTCGATTTATTAATCTTAAAAGTCTAGTTATTTGTTTTACAACTCCAGTAATTAAATCATTAAATTCACCTCCAAGTTCTTGAAATATAATTCCAACTTCAAATTTCATATCTAAGAAAGCGTTCTTCATTCTTTCCCCAGATTCTTCACTTGATGCAGCCATTTCAAGTGCAGCATCTCTATGATCATCAGTTAATTTATTTGCAAAAGTAATTATTTGATTTAAATCTACAACACCATCTCTTAAATCTTTTTGTAATGTAGTCATAGATTTTTTATTTGCTTTTGCAAATTTAACCACAGCTCCTGGAAGCCTTTCACCTAATTGACCCTGCAATTCTTCAGCCGACACCTTACCTTTACCAAACACTTGTGCCATCGCTCGAATCGCACTAGAAAGATCTTCCGAATCTCCACCTGTTGCTTTTACAGCTTCTGATATTCCTCTAAAAACAGTTTCTGCATCTTTTATTGTCCCTCCTGACCCTAAAACTGATGCGGCTAATTGAGTAAATTGTTTTGTTGCTTGTGCAATAGGAACATTTAATTCATCAGAAACACTTCTTATAATTTGAAGCCCTTTGTTATAAGTTTTAGAATCTTTAGTAACACCTTTTAATGCTATTCTTAATCTTCCAACTTGAGCAGAATATTCTGCTGCACTTCTTGTGAACATTGCAAAATCTATACCAGCACCAATAGCAGCACCAATAGCAGCACCTTTAGCACCTCCAAGATTTGCACCTGCCAAAGCACCTTGAGAGGTAAATCCAGGCAGAACTTGAGAAGCTATAGTGCTTGCAAATCCTAAACCTACTTGTCTTCCTAACCCTGTTTTTTTCTTGCCTGTCTGATTAAATGCTTGTAATTTTTTTCTATTAGAATCAATTTCTCTGCCAAGTCTTTTAAAAGCACGACCATTAACATTTACTTCTTCTCTAAGTCTTTTTAAAACTTTATCTTTCTGTTTAAATTGACTTATAGTTTTTGGTGTTACTTTGCTTACTCCTTTTATTGATTGGGCAAGAGATTTTAAATTTTGTCTTGTTGGAGTAAGTTTTGTATTTAAATCTGTAAGTTGTTTTGTTAATCCTTTAAAATCTTTTAAGCCCTCAAGCTCAATTTTTAATTTAATAAGCGATATTTTTTTAGCAGCCACTATTTCTTCTCCTTATTTACTTCTTTTAGAGCCACAGATTCCATAAGTTGTATGCCCTCTAACATTTCTTTGCGGTTTTCTACATTGTAAAGGTCAAATAGACCTCCAGCAAGCAATAACACCTCGTACTTTAATCCTACTACACCTCCAAAGGACATATCCCATTGTGTTTGTATTCTTAAAAACATCATAACAATTTCCCAATTATCTTCCATTACTTCGTAATCATCATCTATCTCTGGCTGCTCCTCAATTTTTATCCCAAAAACTTTTGCATCTTCTTGGGTACTATCTATTGTTTGTCTGCCACCCGAAGCCCAGTATATGGCAGCATCAATTAGTTTTTTGCTTGAGCATTACCATAGAATCCTTTGAATGCTTCTAAGACTCCTTTTACGAAATCAACATCTTCAGCAAATTCTTTTAATACACTTTTACTAAAGGGAATTGGTGTTCCGTCTTCCTCATTAACATCTTCCCAATCGACTAATATTTTTACAAGAGCAGAAAATTCATCTTCTTCTTCAAACTTATCAAGTTCTGTTCTTGTAAGTCTTACGAACTTTCCCTTAAACTCAAACTTTTCAAATTCGCCTGGTATATCCTCAGAAGGACGTTTTACTTCTACAGGCCAAGGATAAACCTTGGTCTTCTTACGAACAAATGCCATAAAGACTAAATAATATATATACTTCTATACTTTAGCTAGGAAGTCAAGTGTATAGGAAAGTTAGCTCATCATTAGCTGTGCTTGGGACTAATGTATATGGGATCTCTAACATATTCACTCCATCCATTTCTCCATAAGAGATATCTCCGATATCTACTTTAGTGCTTGAAAATTTACATATATTACCAGCAGCCGTTCCATGTGTTACTTGTAAATTACCAAGAGTAGTATCTGTTAAAGCCGCAGCAAAGAAATCTTTCTGTGCAATTGTTGGTGCTTCTATAGTTACTGATCCACTTGCTGCTCTATCAGTTAAAAGTACTTCTTTTGTTCCTCCAACTAATTCTCTATAGGCAAGAGAATTTCCCATATCAAAACTTAGAGATTGTAAAGCACCTGCAAAACTTAAAAGTTGAAAATTAGTTGTATTTCCATTCTTAAATATTAATGGAGTTGCTTGATTTCCATATGTAACAGAAGGTAATGCTGTATCAGTTGGGGCATTGTATATCCCAGTAAAAGCGAAATCGAGAGTTGGAATTGATCCTACCTCCGTTGACAATGCAACATTGCCTCGACAGCCTGTAACAATATGCCTTACACCATCTATATTGTAGTGGATAGTGACAGATGAGAAGTTAGCTGAAATTGGTTCATAGGTAACACTTGTTCCAGAAGAAATTGTTTCACTAAGACCACACGCTTTTAAAGCACTCCCATATCGAGGAGCTGTACCTGCTGTACCAGATCCACAAAATTCGACTGAAAACGTACACTCGACTTTAGTGTTTGCTAAAAGCTGCTGTGATGATCCAAGAAATGGTCTTACAACATCTCTATTAACGACATCACTTGATTGTGGTGTGATAGTTAGATCAGTTACTAAAACTACATCTGTTGCTGAAGGGGTAGGGTCAGTTCCATATGAACTTTCCGCTTCAATTAGAATTACTCTCTTCCTTGTCAGTTGTGCCATCTGTAATTACCTCTTTAGGGAGTTCTGCTTGTTTTGTTTGTTGAACTAGCTTACGCTTGCCAGTTTTGGGGTTTAGTATGTAAGTACCACCCTCATTTGGGATTTCATTACTCATATTAAACAATAAGGGTTGTTAGGCTTGCCCTACTATTATAAATCATGTTGATAAATTGTTATAAGAAGTACGATACTCTATTTCATATTCACAACTTATAACTCCAGCAGGTTGATCAGCATCTAACACTTCAAAAGATTGAGTCGCTGGTTGTATATCCTTTGCAAGACCTCCTACTGTTGGGTCATTTAATATTTTCGTATGTAAACTTTCTATCGTTGGATCTGCAATATTTTCTGGTATTTCTCCTCTAACAATGACAACAACTCTAACTCTTAATCTCCAATCTATTTTTAAATAAGAAGAACTATTAATTGTAGGCTCATCTGTAACAGGTTCAATAACCAAAGCAGGTGATTCTGTTCTACTTAATGCTGCTACACGAGATCTATATATTCGTGTTCCTACTCCTGTTGTATTTGCAAGACTTGTTTTTAATGCAGCTAAAATTTGTTCTCTTTTACTTGCCATCTCAAACCTTCATTAAAGAAATAATACATAAACTACCATCATCTGTTTTTCTAACACTTCTTACTTTATAACTTACAGAGTTTACACTTATTGATGAATCAAATAAAACAGTACCTAAATCACTAGTTTTTGCAGTCAATTGATAATCTGTTGTTAACACAACCCCATCAGCAATTATTTCATCAGGCTCATCTAAGATTCCTTTATAAGTAGTGCTGTTAAACACAACGGTATCTGAAAAGTCAGTAAAAAATGTACTTAAATCTTCAGTAAATGCCATAAGAAAAAGCCCTCACTTGGAGGGCTGTATATTTAGCCGTACTTTTTAGCACCAATAAGTGATACTCCATAAACAAAAACAGGTGATGAACCTGCAACTGTTTGAACTATCTTGATGAATCTATTGCATTCATCCTTATTAACTGCAAGAGTTTGTAATGAAGCTGATGTAGTAACTTCAGTAAAAGCTGCTCCAGACAAGTCTGTATAAGTACCACCTGATGCATCAGAATCTTGAACTTTAATATTCAAAGTTGGTGATGAACCTGTCCCTGCTGCACAGTTAAGAACAAGAATAACATCACCATCAAATTCTAATAAGTCAATAGCACTTGATGTAGCTGTAGATGTTACTGAAGCAGATGCTACTGCTGCTGTAACATCTAACTTTTCTAAGTTTTGTTGAATAATCGCCACTTTAGGTTTCCTCTGTAGTTGTAGTCAGTTTTTTCTTTGGTTTTTGCTTTGCTTTGGGTTTTTCCTCAACAACTTCTTCTTTAACTACAGTAGTTTTTTCTGAAGCAATCTTAGCTTTACCACTAAAAACAAGCAGACGACCAACATTATCATCTACCTCTAGAGTAGAGCCAGAGTCCGTAGGGACTCCAGCTATCATTGTTGATCTTATAAGTTCAACTTTCATTTTATGTTGCGAAACAGAAGGCAGTAGGTTGCTTGATAGCAAAATCGACATCTTGTAACGCCACTATCTTGACAGTACCGCTACCTGCTTTTGTGATTGTATCTACAGTTAGATCTAAACCAGACCACATCCCAATACAGAACTGACTGAAATCGCCAAATAGTGCATCGTTATTTACAAGCTGATTAGAAACTATAGCTGGATAACCATTAATCTCATTGTTCTCGAATACAAACTTGCCTGTATTTGATGCAACTTCTGTACTCTTTAACGCACCTCTAGCAGAAGCATTAATGATGTAGAACATATTTGCTACATCTGCGTTAGCTGCTGCAACATCTGTTTCCATTCCAATGTACTCAGCAAAAGTACCAAAGGTTGAAAGTGATTGAGTACCAACACCTGTTGTATCTTTGATACCTAGAGGCTGGTTTGATGAACCTGTTCCGTAGATAGCAGCGTTGTCTAACTTAGTAGCAATTACACGAGCTATATCGTCTCTAATCATAGATTCAACATCTATAGATGACTGCAATAACAAGCGTCTTGTGAATTCAACAACACCACCAACTGTCTTAGGTGTCATGTTTACTTGATCAAAAGCTTGCTGTGATTCTGTTGGCTCTGCACCTTCTCCAACAAAGAATCCAGATGCACTCTGAGTCATTCTTGGGATTGCAATGTTACCAGACAATCCAGTAAGCATTGTTGGGTTTGCAGCCATAACAGCCATTCTCTTACGAAGAATGTCAATGAAAGAACCAGAAAGTAATTCTGTAGGAACTAAGTTACCACCTGCTGTAGCAGTACCAACATTCAAGTCTCTTTGTAGAACTTCGTTAGGAACTAAAATGCCATTTGCTGGCTTGTCATAACGCTTAGATGCTTCATCGGAAACTTCTCTTTCAAAAGAAGCAGCTTCTTGTGCTGATCTGTCATTTGGATTTGCTAAAGCATTTAAAGCTCTTAAGAAAGAAAATTTCTTTACTTCTTTCTTATCCAAGCCAACTTCGTTAGATGTCATGTCTGTTGAACGGATAGGTGTGTTGTTTACTTCTGCCTTGTTTTTTACAAGATCTAAAATTGCTGCTCTTGCTTCAACAACAGATTTGTTGCCTTTTATAAGAGTTTCAGCGATGTCTTCTGCTCCATACTCTCCAAATTCACGACATAATGAAGTGATAGATGATGTACGAGCGTTGTTCTCATCAATAGCACGTTGAACTTCGGCTTTGATGTCGATTTCAACGGATTTCTCCGCTTCAACCTGAGTTTCTTTAATTGGTTCTTCCATAGTGCGAACAGAGGGTGATGCGGATTGATCCGCAGAATTAATCTCCTGAGTAGGTGACTTATCTTCCATAGTAATACTATTACCTTGAGAGGGTGTAATCAAACTTCTTCCGAAGCCTATTGTCGGATCTGCTGGGACAGTTACAACCGATAATTCGTGTACCGACCATGACCGAGCTAGCATCCCATCTTGAGTCTCATCAATATCATTTATAGAATATCCAAAGCTGATACCTCGAATGATTCCATCTTTAACATCTTCTAAGATCTCAGATGCGAACTTGCTTCTTGAGAAACGAATTTTTGCATAACCACGTTTGTCTTCACCGATATAAGCAGACTCAACTACTCCTATCGGCTTATCCATATTGTGATTAAACAAAACTGCCCCACCATCATTTAATCTTGATAGATCAGCAGCACCATTTTCATGGCTTAATATTTCGTTACCGAAATAACGCTTTACTGGATACTCAGAACTAAAAGGAAATTCAAATGTTCTTGATTTCACATTTTTAAAATCAGTAACTTCTTTTCTTTCCAATTTGTCATCAGCATCTATTGATCTGATAGCTGCGATCTTAGTCAAAGTTGAAAACTTATGACCGACCTTACGATCTGTCGCCTCACCATTTCTATAAAGAGTGATCAAAGCAGCAGGGTCGTCTGCTGTTCCTGTGATAGTAAAAGAACTATCTGGTACATCTATTGATCCATCTCTTACAATGCGATCAATCTTTCCTCTAGCTGCACCACCGCTAGAATTCCAGCGAACAAAATCACCTACCTTCAAACCATCAGGTTCGGCTCTTTTTTCAACTGTTGTCGATTCAGTCATAGATTTTTCGTTAGTAGCAGGTTCAAACTTGATAAAATCAAATTCGTTTCTTTCAAGCCAAGATCTAGCTTGGGAAGTAGAATATTCAGACAGTCTGAATCTTATCGATTGAAGTTCAGCACCCTCTTCATTATTCTTTATACCAAATATAAAGTCTACCCCTTGTGAAGCCTCGTTATTTGACCGCCTAAATGTATCATATTGTTCTGCATTTGTAATAGTAGCTGCATGTTCGTTTGGATATGGCCTTGATAGTTCTATGGGTTCTGCTCTTTCTCTAGCTTTTTTTATAGCAGCAGCTTTACCTCTACTCCAAGTAAAACCAGCATTCCCTCCCCAGGCTGCCCAGGCCACACGGCCTTTTGATGGATATCCTTTTTCTCCTGGACTAAAACCTTCTGCTTTCTTATCTACTTCATGTCTAGCAAAAAAACTAAACATCCTGACCACAACATCTGCGGAAAGTTCTGAACCACTAATAATTTGAGTAGCTCTTACCGCAGCAACCTGCGTACCACCTGCTCTCCCTTCTTTTTTCCAAGCCTTGTATCTCTTTGCCTCAGATACCATACCTTCTGTAGGTTTAAGATTGATCTCTGTGCCACTTACATTTGCCATGATTACTTAGTTTTTTTACGAGTTTTCTTTGCTCTTGTCGGTTGTGCTTGTGGTAAGTCAAGTTCTAATTGACCAACCTCAACTTCAAGATCAAGATCTTTATCTAATGTAACTCCTAACTCTTTAGCGACTTCTTGTTCTCTTGATATTTCTGAAATAATATCGTCATAATCACCACCATTTGTAGCAGCTATGACTTGACCTTTACTCATGTAACCAGCTTGCTCTGCTTCTCTAAAAGCTCTAACTTCTTTTAGTGGATCTACATAATGTTGTGCAGGTGGAGTCCATCTTGGTTTGATATACCTTTCTGGTCTAACTGCAAAATCATCGAAATCTAACTCTCCTACAAGAACAGCTAGTTTCATCCATTCTTTAAATACTCTTAAATGTAAATTATTAATCAAGTATTTCTGACAGAATTTCCAATGTTCTCTATCTTCTAACAAACTTAATCTTGAACTTGAATAGTTTGTTTCACTAAAGTCTTTACTAATAGTTTCAAAACTACATCCAATACCAGTAGCAAAACGTCTTATTTTGTTTTTTACAAACATCTCATACTGTTGAGATGGATAATCTATATCAGGAATATTAATACTTTCATTTGGTGCTAAGTAACGAAACTCACCAGGAGAAAAGGATTGTATTCTTTGATTATTTTGAACCTCATCACCTATCAACTCACCTTGATCATTCTGTATGAATCCCATAATACTTGCACCTGCTCTAGCTCTGATAACAGCAGCCTCTTCATACCCTTCCAATTGATGCATATCTGCCATGACACTATGAAACCAAGGAACTCCACGGTTTTGACCTGGCCTTTCTGGAAGATATAAATGAATAACATCTTCTGCTGACAAAAAGATGTGTGTTTTTTGATTGTTTGAATAATCTAAATAATAAGCATCCCCTGGGTGCTTAGTAAGAATGGCATAGCGAACTGGTCTTCCCCACTCATCGTTTTCCACTCCGTTTCGCCATTCGTTTTTACTATTTAATGTTTTACCAGTATATTCTTCATCTAATAAATCTGACTCTACAATCTGCAAAGCAAGAGGTACTTTTGAATTGCCAAATTGAGATCTTACAATTCTGAAAATAGCTTCACCAGACTCACATAAAGCTCCAGCAGCCAACCATTCAAATTCGTGAAAACTGTACCTACCTGCACAATCACAACTATTAGCACCAGACCATTCAGCCCATTTTTGTTCAATTAAATTATTGATTCTTTGATCCCTTCTATTTCCTCTAATCTGAATAACTCTTGATTGAAACTTCATACCAGTTCCAACAATATTTATTTGAGTCGTCCTCTTTGCCTGTCTTGCATAAGGATTATTTCGTACAAGTTCTCTTGACCTATCTCTTAGCTTTCTAAGACTATTCCTTATTTCGGCATCAGCACTAAGCTGACTTGCCATCCAATCTGATGTAAGCCTAGAAACCAATGCTCCTTGATATGCTCTTATGTTTTTAAGAGGATTAGCTTTTCCACCAAAACCTAAAACTCTTTTTACTGCACTTGCAATGTTAGATCTAATACCCATTAGTAAGCTCCATCAAAACGAACAAAAGTAGCTCTTGGATTTCCAAGACCATTCGCAATTGTCTCTGCTTGTTTTTCTCTAACAAGTTCAACTTTTAATTGACTTTTTAAAACTAATAATTCAGATAATTCATATTTTTTTGCATTTCTTGTTCCGATTTTATACTCCTGTATTGCACCACCACTAATAATATTTCTTATCGCAGTTTCAATTAAATCTAGATCTTTTTGTAATTGACTCCTACCATCAAAAGCTGCTGGTGTTCCACTATACGCTTGAGATGCTAAAACTGTAAATGATCCTCTACTTATTGTTTGACTTTGTTGGTTTGATTTACTTGCAACAGCTTGATAAAACCAATCACCTGCATCAAAATTTACCGAAGTTGCAGCTGGAATATTAAATTCAAATCCACTTAGATATGCAGAACTATTTATAGTTGCACCCTCAGATGATGTATTAGTTCTCAAGTAATAAACAACTGACCAATCTGGACTGTTGATTCTATTACCAAAAGCATCTTCAGTCTCAGGGATTCTCCATTGAATGAAGTCACCTGCAATAATTTGTTGTGGAAAGGTCACGATTAATTACCAATTAGCGACAAAATTCGACTTATTAGCCGATTTAGTTTGATTTAATCTTATCTTACTATCCTTTTGAGGTTCAGACGGATTTAATCTTCTTTCAAACTGATCGAAAATTGTTCTTCTGTCATATTTCTGTAATAATCTTTGCCAAGCAGCATAGGCATATACCATTTCATCTAAAGCTTCATTTCTAGCATCACTTTTTTTGACCCAAACTCGCTCTTGATATCCATGCTTATATCTAAGTACTTGTCTCTCGGCTGTTAACTCTTCAAAATAATCATGTGTAATCGTTGGATAAAAATGAATATATCCTTCTCCAGGTTCTGCATCTTTCAATTTATTATGGAGTGTTGATTTTATAACATCTACTCCGACAGGAAATAATTGAACACCTCTTTTTAATGCTTTACCTGCAAAATTAATATCTACTTTACTTGGTTTTCCTAAAGGCGGTTTTCCTTTTTGTCCCATACCTTTAATTCCAATTAACCCTAATTGATTTCTTTCTCTTACATACTGATAAACTTCTTGAGTAAAATGACCACCAGTATCAATTGCAGCACTATCTATCTTCATTTTCTTACCATCTTCATTTATATATTCACTCATTAAAACCTCATCCATCTGTTTCCATAAATCTGCTCTAGATGGAGAACCATAAATAACTTTTCTATCAACTAAAAACATTTCTTCATTACGTCCTATACCCCAAAGACTCATAGAAAGCCTATCGTCTTGAACGTCACATCCAAGACACAAACTGAGAACGCTACTTGGTGGTGTACCTTGCTGATAAGTTTCTAGTGACGCTCTCTCCATAAGACCTTCTGCCCCAACCTTACTAGCATATTGATCCTCCCATACATCTCCTAAAATTGTATTGATCCATGTTTTTAATTGTTCGGGGTCGTTTTTGCTTTGTAAAAATTCTTCAACAAGATTAGACCAACTTGCATTTGGTGAATATGAATACGCAGCCCATATATGAAATCCAACGTGTTTAGAATTTCCAGGTGCTGTAGCTCGCCACTCCCCTCTTTCTACCATCCATCTTTTTTTACTGTGAGGAATAAGACACCCACAATCCTCACAACCGTAAGCAACTGTATCTGGATCATTATCTCGCCACTTCATATTTGACCATTTCAAATACTGCATATGATTGCATTCGGGACATGGAACGTAGTACCTCATTTGGTTCGTCTGCAAAAATAATCTTTCAATACGACTAAAATCTTTAATCGTTGGTGTTGATCCAGCTACTATTTTTCGATTCCAATAATATTCTGTTCTTCTAATACCAAGTTTTATCTGATCTCCTTCAGTACCAGCAGATAATGGATAACCATCAACTTCATCAAATAATACTATTCGTCTAGAAACTCTTCTAAAGCCACGAGCAGAGTTAGCTCCAACTAAAGATAATGTTCCTCCAGGAAAATTCTTTTGTAATAATGTATTACTTCCATCTTTAGACTTTGGATCACTTACTAAACCATGCAAACATTTAGTGTCCCTTAACATAGGGCTGACTTCCTCCTTAGAGTAACCAGTCGCATCATCTATGGTTGGCTGAACTACCATGATAGGACAGGGATCTTGGTGGATATGATATCCAATGATATGGTTTAAAATCTTAGAATATCCGACCCTAGCAGACTTCATAACTGTCACTTGCTCTACATTTGGATCAGTTATTGCATCCATAATTCCTTTTTGATATGGAAGTGTTCTCCATCGACCTCCTTCAGCCGAACTTTCGGCCGATAAATAGGCGTTTTTATCTGCCCATTGGCTCAAACTAAGCTTTTTAGGCGGTTTAAAGGCTAAATAAGCTGTTTTTTCTAGTTTTAAGAGGTTATTCATACTACTGATAACTCTTCTAACGCTTCACGAACAATATCGTCTAAACATGAAACCGCATTTGCATCTAAATCTGGTATCCGTTGCTTTGCTTTTGATGATATCCCTAATAACTTGGTTCGAGCTGTAGTAATAATGTCGCACCACTTATTTTCTACCTCATCCATCGGAACTAATTCTTTTTCTTTTACTTTCCTGTCAAGTTCAAGTAACTCTGCCTTTAAATGCTCTGTCCTAGCTTTACTATCCTCATACTCTGGGATTGTTTCATTGGTTTTACTAAGTCGGGATCTGTGGACAACTACATTACTGTCTTTTGGTGTAGTTCTCATTCTTTTGAACGCAGATTTGCTATACCACTCCTTCTCTAAGGTGTCGCTATTGATTACAATCTTGCCTTTGTCATCTGTCATAGCTGTAAGACGACCTTCTTTTATTGCACCATACACAGCCTGGATAGTTACACCCATTTTCTCTGCCGCTTGCTTTCTGGTGATTAGAGCCATATAAAAATGTAAATTCCTTACACTTCTTACAATAGCGTAAATATTAATTCGTGGTATAATACCGCATTTTTACTAGCTTTTTCGTAGCTCTTGTCTCAGCTGTCTCATCTAGTGAGATTTGTAAGAACATTGCTGCCGAAATGCCTAGTAAAATTTTGCGATCCGAAATCAAC